GTCTCCAGTATCACCTTTTGCACCGTCTGCTCCAGTCAATCCTGTATCTCCAGTTGCTCCTTTTTCTCCTGTCTGTCCTTTGTCTCCAGTAGGTCCTTTATCTCCAGTAGGACCTTTATCTCCATCTAAACCTTTAGATCCTTGCTCACCAGTTGGTCCTTTGTCACCTGTTGGGCCTTTGTCTCCTGTTGCTCCCTTTTCACCAGTAGCACCCTTGTCACCAGTAGGGCCTTGTGGACCTGTTGGACCTGTATCACCTGTGCCGCCACGATCACCGAATTCACCTTTAGGGCCTTGTGGACCTGTTGGACCAGTTGGACCGATAGGGCCTTGTGGACCAGTATCTCCTTTAGGGCCTTGTGGAATTAAGAAACCAATCTTTGCTGATACATCGAATGTATCTACTATCGTATCATCTAATTGTTCTGCTGATGTATTGTCTACGACAGAGAATGCTTCTCTGCCTTTCATCTTCCAACGGAAATTATTGCCATTAGGATCTTGACCTTTTACTTCAATAGCATAAGCTGTCCCTGCATGCAAATAGTTTCCGTTCACAGGACAAATCAATGTTGAGTTGTCTTGTGGATCAATTGTGTAATCCAATGGAATAACAATTTGATCTTTTTCGCATATCAAGGATGGCATTAAGTTTGTACATTGTGTAAGGTCTATGTCATTAAACACAGTTTCTCCGTCTATTACTTGTGGAGTCTGTATAGCTATCTTAATTGAGAAATCATTTCCTCTAGCTATCTTAACATTTGAGTTTGCCATGTATGATTCTTGATATTTTTATGTTTAATATAATATAGTAAAACAAAAAGAGCAGGCATCAGATGCCTGCTCAAAGATATTAACTTTAAATTATTTATGTGAAAGATGTTGTAAGCTCACCTACACCAGTAAATGTTACGCTCATAGTTGCATTGTCTCCAGAAGGAGCATTGATAGAAAATGAAGTGATCAATGCTTGACCTGTAGCAATACGTCCATCTGCTACGTCTGCTGACCATTCTGTGGCTGGATCATTCAATGGCTTCTGTGTTCCATCGTAGTTGCTAGCTTCATGGAATGATAATGTCACAGGCTGCTTATTCATCATTGCTGTCATGTATGTATTCTTACCAGCACGTGAATATAAGTTTTCTGCTGTAACTTCCCATGTAATATTCTGAGCAATGACACTTGGGAAATCACCATGATCTTTGGTCGAGATTTCAGTTGTGTTAGTTGTCATATTAAGGGCATGTGATGTTGCAAATCCTATTGGTTCGCCACCTAAGAATACCATAAGCTTGCTACCTTTAAGTATATCTGAATTAGATCTTAATGCTGCCATAATAAATTATGATATATTTTTCTTTGTTATTAAAATATAGTTCATTCTACAGAGATCTCAAATGTGAGTTCTTGTACGAATGCATCTGTTTCTAATGTATATTCTACTGCTGAAGCTAATTGGATTATGTCAATCTGTATGTCATCGTCTGAATATGACTTGCCTTCTAATGTGTTACGAACTGCGTTTGCTAAAAGAAGTCCTTCATCATATTCATCTGATATGCATTTTATGACTACATTTACAGTATTGGTCCAACCAACTCCTGCACCTAGATATAAGTCCTTAGTATATTCAGGAATGACAGATGAACGTTGAAATACGATATATGGGAATGTCAATGAATCTGGTTGAATCAATGGAAATATCTTATGAGCATCTGAGCCTAGTATTTCTGTCACCAGTTCTGAATTCTCTAAGAAACTAAGTATGTATTTGTTTATAAGTAATGAGTTGTCCATGCTATTTGTTTACGATATTTTCTAAGTATTCTGACATTACGTCTTGCATCATTCGTGTTGCTTCATTTATATTGCTGTCCATTGCAGACTTAAAGTAGTATAGTCCTCCAACATGACCTAGATATCTTTTACGCTTAAGTCTTACCCCTGCATATCTTTTCTGATAACGGTCTCTAGTCTGCTCTTCAAAGAATCTTGCTCGATATGTTCCGCTTCCTGTCTCCCTTGTGCCTAACGCATGTACTTTCAATGTTGCACCGTCTACTTTCGTAAACCTTACAGCATCAGCCATTGTGTCGTTATACTTTGGATTCTTTTGTGCTGCTTTAGGAAGCTTTGATATCAATGACTCACGACCTTTGTCACGTAAGAATTTAGCAGCAGTATATAATGCACGTTTCTCTGCTCCTGGCAGTCTTTTCACTGCTTCTTCAAACTTTCCTATTATGTCGCCTTCTATCTTTAATGTGAAATTGTCCATTACTCATTGATAAGAGTTGTATTTATAGATATGTCATTATAGTACTTGTTCTTATCAATAGAAAGTATGCGCCATTTCTTATTATCAAAATGAATGACATCTGTCTCAACTACAGGAACATATGCACGTACAATGAACTGCATTGTGATAGGATAATATACTTCACCTTCAGACACCACTTGATTCTGTGACACAAACTTAGTATTGGCACGTGTAGTGTACTTAAGTGAATAAGTGTCTTTATGTGTGCCAAAGTCAGTACGTACAGTAGTAAGTCCGTATATCTCTATCTTGTCTTTTAAGATTGCTGCATTCATTTAGTTATACTGTCTATATAGTTTTAGCATTATCAAAACTGCATTAGGAATGTCAGTGTCATTTCCTGACCCACCTCTTTCTGTTGAATAGAAATAGTCTACAAGCATACGTAATGCATGTCTTATAGTAGCAGGAAGCTCACCTTTTTCTGCTTCAATCTGATACAATGGCATATCTAGCAATTGCTCGCACATGTCTTCCGCTGCATCTCCGATCATTTCCAAGAATTCATCGTCATCTGTGAAATCAGCATCTATGACACATTGCTTCTTTATTTCTTCTATTGTTAGATAATTCATATGTTTTTCAATAATATTTTAAAAATGGGGAATAAGAGCAATTCTCCCACTCCCCTTGCATAAATATATATAGAGTTGCCTAAACCGTATGAGATTAAGGCTCTGTTACGATTTCAGCTGTACTTGCAATTCAGTCTACATTACCGAACTTGAATGCTTCTGGACGTAAGATCTTAGCATCAAAGTAAGCATTGATAACTAAACGTACACAACCTTTTGTTGCTTGTGTATATGGATCTACTGTGATTTCAACATCACTCCAGCTTGCTAATGCTAAATAATTGAAGTCACCATAAGCAAATTTCTTAGTAGCAACACTTGAAGTATTAATCATTGGTGTACCATCGATTTGGTTAGCTTCTAACACCATTCCAGTCGCGTTAGTCCCTTTGATCATTGAACGGAAAGTAGCTTTAGCTGTGTTACCCATTAAGTATTTCTTTTGACCGTTGATATTTGCATCGTCAAGAGCAGCTTCAAATGTGCAAAGCTGTGCGTATGTATCAACGTTTGTTTCTGTTGCACCGTAGAAAATACCAGCTGGCTTTTCTGCATCGCCTGCAGCAGCACCAAGAACAGTTGCTTGAAGTTTGTCATTTAATGCATTTACAATATCTCTACGGATAGCTGCCTCTATTCCTATTGTGTCTTGTGCTATTAGTTGTTTAGATATGTCCACAAACGCAGTTAATCTCTTCGGAGAAAGCTTAACAGTTGTGAATGTGTTACCTGTTGCACCAGCTTCGTCAATTTCACCTTCCCAGCCAACTTGACCTTTGCCCATTACTGGAACTTGGATGTCGCCCTTTGGAAGACCTGTATACCAACGTGCACCAAGTTGAGATAATACTGAGTTTGCATAAAGTGGTTCTAAGATACCCTGTATCTCAGTTTCGATAACTTGATCATGAACACCAGGTACTGAACTTTCACCTGTACCTTGTGTTTGTACAGTCATTGTACGAGTTTCTGCATTAATAACGAATGATTTCTTGTTTTCGTTAATTGCGTTACGTATTTCTTTAATTAAAGATGTTTTCATTTTCTTATTTCGTTTATTTTTTTCTTCTGTTTCTTCCTTTTCTTCCTCTTCTTCATCAGGAAGTTCTCTTGCATACTGAGCTAACTTGTCTTCTAAGGCTTTAAGTTCTTCTTTCTTTTCATCTATTTCTTCTCTTAATGCCTTGAATTCTTTATCTTCGTCTTCAGTCATTTCACGAACTTCTGTCTTGCAAGTTTCAACCATTGCTTTCATACGTTCAGTGATTTCGTTAATACGAGTTTTGATTTCTACTGAATTCATATGTATTTATAGATATTTTTATGTTTATATAATAAAATATAGTAATAATTTTTTATAGTTTGTATTCCTTTTCAATATCTTCAATTTCTTTCAACTTAGCATTAAGAGATTCTAATATTGCTTTGTCGTGTTCTTCCTTTTCTTTATTGCGTTGTTCCTTATAGTCTTCTAATGAACGGATCTTAACATTAGTCTGTTCATAAGCAGGAGCACATGACAATAAAGAGATCTCATCTAAGAAGCCGATTGAACGGATTGTACGGTTATATGTGCCGTCTTCGTTCTCTTCCCATTCGTCTTCTTCTGGAGCAAAAGCAAAACTTAAAGCATCAAAGTCACCTCTGCGGATTCCTTCAAGTAATGCATCACCAAACACTGTCTTTGGTAATGATGTTTCGAACTCTATTCCTCTGTCAGTAACGAAAAGTCTTAATGATCCTTCTCCATATTTACTACGGGCATAAGTACCATGTCCTTCATTATGATTCAAATATAACTTAACATCATTGTTCTTTATAAGATCTTCTGTTAGAGCATCTCTTGAAATAGTTTCGTAGAATTCTCCATATAATAATTCAGAACGACTTTCTGCTGGAATAGCTAAGCCAGAGATCTTGCGTGATTCTTCGTCAACACTACGTATTTCAGTAGTGATATATCTAGTTTCAAGATTCTTCTTCATCGTTATTCTTTTGATTTATTTTATTTTGGTTGATATCTGTATAAGGACGGATTAAATCATCACCTCCTTCAACTGGTGCATAGCCTAATTGTTTTCTAGCTTCGTTAGGGGTAATAATTGCTTTATCTAATAGTACACCAAGATAATCTGCTTGTGCTTTCTTGTCTTGTGCTACTATAGATTCCTCCAATATATCAATATAGTATTTACCTTGATCGTTAGGTAATATAAGTTTTCTGTTAAGTTCTTGTTCTAACATCAGAACATAAGGTGCTAATGTATTAACAACAAACTGTAACTGTGCCTGTTCTAAGCTATTATATGCTATCTTTGAATAATCACCGAGAAGAACTGGAGAAATATTTAGCCAGCGGGCAACTTCTGAAATGTTGAATAGACGTGTTTCCAATAATTGAGCATCTTTAGCATTAGAAGACACAGGTGAATATTTGAATCCTCCTTCAAGCACAGCTAAACCAGTACCTTGACCTAACTGAGATTCTGCCCAAGCTTCACGTATAGAATTTCTTTGATCTTTAGTAAGACGTGGGGCATCTGTAGATAAAACTCCTTGAACTGTCATTCCTGAACTGAAATATTCAGTCGCAACTTTCTCTGCAGAACCATTTAACTTAATAGTATTAGATGCAAAATCTAAAATTGATATACCATTTACGCCATCTTTTGAGTGTAATAATACGTGTATAACATTTATTGGTTCTACTAATGATCTTGAAAACTTTGGAATTTGATAAAATAATGTATTATTCATCTTATTATAGATGATATTACAGTCACCAAATGGAAGATATTCTAATGATATTGGTTTACCTGATTTATCTCTATGTATGTAAGCAAGACCATTTCCATGTAATAATACATCTTTAATTATGTTCTTTACAAGCATAAACTGTGTTAACATACAGTTATCAAACAAATGTTTAGCATAAAAGTTATCTGGAATATCATTATCGTCTTTAGACTTTACTTGCCATTCCATCTGTGCTACACCATTTGATATAAGATTGATGCCTGCAAAGAAAGGTGATTGTGACAATGCTCCGTACCCATTAAGTCTCAATAATTTTGCTAACAACCCAAGTCCAGTCTGAACTTCTGTACAAGCATCTGTAGGAACTTCTGTGTGTGGATTTTCATTGCTTCGTTTTTCTTTCTTAAACCAAGACATTTTTTATGATTGATATTTTTAATAATATAGAAACTTATTTAATAACCCATGCTTCAGGTTGGAATCTGTTAGAAGCAAGATAGCAACCCAAGGACTCCAACATAGATATTACTGGATCAATTTTATTATTTCGATCTCCGTTTGCTTTCGTTGGCTTACAGTTTTCTTGGTGATCCCACATTAGTTCTACATTTCCGAAACACCAGTCTACTGCAGGGTTTGAATCTATTATGCATTTTTTAGAACGGACTAGCATTTCGAAGAATTTTGTAGGCTTATTGAAGTTGCCTAATGTCTGAGAGAAAGCAGAAAGTGGAAGACCTGCATTCTCAGCAGATATTGCCCATGAAGTCGCATTGTATGAGTCATATCCATAGTCTATCATATATAACTGTTTAGTCACTTCTAATTGGTCTTTC